TGGTACTTATACTAGTGCTTGGGCTGATTGGTGCGCAGGCAACATGCCACAGTGGTTAAATAAAAAAGGCGAGTTGTTTAGAGTGACTTCGGGTGTTAAAATTCTTAGTATAAACACTGATAATGATGCTATGCGTGCTGGTAAATATTATGGTCTTGATCCACTTAAAGCTATGTTTAGTCCCGATATGATACCCTGGGTATCTAAGTTTCCATGGGATAAAATACAAAATGATTACGATGGTATACATCATGAACCTAGCGGTAGCAGGATAATGAATTTTCTAATGAGTTCTTGGGATGTAGAAAGTACCGCCTGGTTTAATCGCAATTATCTTCAAGATGTGGGCAAAGTAAAAGTTCGCCCAAATGCAGGTTGAAACAATATGCACGCCTCGCCGTTAGAGATATATTGCCCGCCAATGGCGGTTGATACAATTGTAAGCGAGAATACCGGTGATGAATCCTTTGTACAAGAAGCATCAGCTTTTGCATACGCATTGCCTAAACAAGTCATCAAAGCGGTTACCCAATTTCGCACCGAATCTCATCAAAGTGGTGCTTTATTATTACGTGATCTTCCAATTGGTGAAATCCCTAATACACCATTAGAGCCTACTGCGCCCATAAATAAGGATTCAATTAGCGAACGCACATTATTAGCAGTCGCTACTTTACTAGGAGAACCGATTGGATACAAGGCTGAGTTAGGAGGACGATTAGTACAGAATCTAGTACCTACTTTAACCAATCAAGATCGTCAGACTTCTACCTCTTCCTCAGTTCCTCTATTCTTTCATACAGAAACTGCGTTTCATCCATATCGTCCTAAATACTTGGTTCTGCTCTGCTTACGAGGAGATCCTGCTGCTGATACTACGCTGTCATCTTTTTTTGAGATTTGGCCTCATCTATCATTGCAAGCACAAAATGTTTTATTTGAATCACGATTCCGCACATCTATTGATGAAAGTTTCCTAAATGGTAATGAAAATAGATTAGGTGAGCCAATGCCTGTATTCCAAAATAAAGAAAACCCTGTTATGGTCTTTGACGAGGATCTGATGATAGGTACAGATCCTGAAGCGCAGGCTGCATTAACCGAATTGGGGGTCGCAACTAGAGCTATTCACAGTCGTGTAAATCTTTGCGCTGGCGATATGCTGATTATCGACAATTCCCGAGCTGTTCACGGCCGCAGTTCATACTCCCCTCGCTTTGATGGCAAGGATCGATGGCTACAGCGCACGTTTGTTCTCAACGAATTACCTTCAGACAAAGAGTACATTGAGAATAGGGTAGTCATGATGCCTACCAATTTTGGGGTGTATTAGTATGCAAGAATTATCTAAACCTTAAGTAATTCTTCTAAACTGTAAAGACTCTTCATATAGGGTGAAACACCATCTAATACAGACCTTTCAACGTCCCCGAGCCTTCTAGGTCCATATCTAACATCTAATTCTATGTTATTGACTTTCTGAAACAAATCTACGATTTCTTTAACAGAAGCACCAACTCCATGCGCCAAATTCTCTATTTTATTACTTGGCTTTTCAATTGCTTCTATTAGAGCGTGACATATTTCGTTTACATGCACATAATCTCTGATACAAGTACTGTCTGGTGTATTGTAGTCATTGCCAAAAATAGTGAAATGGCCAGTATCCATGGACTCAAATAATTTGTACATTAACCCATCTGGGTTAGTTGGCAAAAACCCATCACTGCCAATTACATTATAAAATCTAAAAATCGTGTAATCTTGAGGATGGTGAACAGTGCAGTACTCTTTAATAGTTGCTTCTGCTGCCCGCTTACTGATTCCATAATTGCTCTCGCATAGTGCAGCGGCACCCGTACTAGCAAATATAAAGTTCTTAGTTGGAATCTTGTTAACTACATTCATTGTACCGTTTAGATTCGTAATGTAATACATAATGGGCATTTGTTCACTTTCGCTTACGTTAACTAGCGCGGCCAAATGAATTACTGCATCGTATGGATCAGATTGATCTGGAATAGTAAAGAGACGATTAATGTCTACAGTATAAAACTTATCAATGGGAACTTGCGGTTCATAGAGGTCCAATCCATGAACCTCATAGTTACCAGTTAGCATCTTACACAGATGACTGCCGATATATCCCGAACACCCGGTTACTAATACTTTTTTCATATTACCACGCAAACAGACTAGATTCTTCTTTACTAGGTTCAAACTGAGGATCTTTAGTCAGAAAAGTATCCTCGTCTGTGTAAAGTACTCTGAACTTGTGTTTGTTTGTCAATACTGAACGAATATCATCAATACAGATTACCGTTCTGCCCAAACTTAGAATAAAGTCGCTATGCGTAACAGTAGTCTGCTTACAGATAGCAGCAGTATTGGAACTAGATTCTTTGGGCTTAAACTCATTAAAGCACTTATTCCACTTATGAAAGATGCTATTTTCTCTAATGATGATATTATTCACATTAGAAGTGTGCGGTGCGTTATATAGGTCTGTGACAATCTTAGCCATAGTTTTCTTAGTACACGTATGATACCAGTCCTTGTTGAAGCTATTTAACCAACGCATACCTTCTAACGCCACTGTTGGCATCTGCGTAATCTGCTCTAGAAAGGCCATACCATAACTTTCTACCGTGCTTGGATTAAATGCCACCTTGCAATCAGTGATAAAGTCAACCTTTTCTTGACCGATCACACTAACAGCAATCTTATAGTCAACTCCAAGTTTCTTCAATCTATCTTCAAACTTCTTAGCACCATTGGCATTAGTCATTACTCTAGCTGGTAGCTGAGTCTGTTCAATCAACTCTAGATAGAGTTCTGGGTTCTTACCTTCTTCCCAACGACCAATGAACAACACGCCTTCTCTAGGCTTGGCATACTCTTTGAGCAATTTAGGCTCAGTCATTGGAATTGGTAGTTCGTATGTAACCGAGGGCAACTCTATTTTATTGAAATAACTCTGTGTGCCAATAGTAATGTTAGACATTTCTAACTGACTACGCATCATTTCATTCACGGAATGTAGAAAAGGATTGTGCTTAGTATCCTTGAAGATTTGACTTTCTAGATGAGTGTACGCAATAATCTGAATGCAATCATCCAGGTTCATTGTAGATGCAACTTGTACAGTCTCATATGTGTTGCAAATCAATGCATCATAAATGTTATGCTCTAGTGCTTCAACAATAGCATTACGAAAGTTAGCCATGCGCTCGTAGCAATAACTATCACCATACATAAAGATACTTGAGTGTGTGGTATAGGATAGTGATTCCAATGGTGCAATGATATTAGCACCTACCCGCTTAAGTTCATCAATAAAGTCATTATTTTTAGGTTCTTTGTCCGTGATGATATCCACTTTGATATTATGATCAGTCATCATTCTAATAAAAGACAGCGCAAACTGACCAATTCCACCATGAGGAATTAGCGTTTGATAACTGACTAGAAAGCCAATACGCTTGCTGTAAGTTCTCATGTTCCCCACGCATTTCCAAATAAGTCCACTTGCAATCTAGGGCTGTACCGCCAGCCCTGCTTCATCGCATACTCTGCGACTTGTCTATTATTCATCATATAACTGTCAACGGTGCCACCAACTGGCATTACATAGACCGGGCACAAAATACCAGCCGCACGATACTCCGCCACAGCCCGGTCAACGTCTCCCATATCATCAATATTGGCAACAACAAACTTAAGATACAGAATCCCACTCCCAGAGATAGCCAAATTGCTGTAAGAGCTAACAATGTCAGGCTTGATGGCGTCCGTCCAGGTCTCCCCACTGACCGATAGTTTTGGGCTACATGACCATGTAACAAAGAGGTCTGTTCGGTCGAGAATATAGTCTGCCAGGCGAGTTTCAATTTTTTGAGTAGCATTTGTTTCAAATGTGAGATTTCTTAGATCCCGCATACCTTCATGTTCTAATAGTTCTACATAGCTGCGTTGCCAACCCAATAAAGGTTCGCCCCCAGTGATAACCAAATGCACATCTTGTCCATTTGGCTGTGTCCAGCGATTGTTTGGAATCAATTGTAATAATCGTTCTACCACAGCATCTATAGTTAACATAGGGCTTAAATCTTTAAATCTAACATCCCATGCAGCATAACTGTCACATCCTGTTTTAACTAATGGTAACTCATCATATGATGTAAAAGATAAAGTCTTATGTATTTGTGCTACTGCATCACGTTCGGTACTAATCTCACCTTTGGGTAAACCAAATCCACCGCAAGTAAAGTTACAGCCAAACGTTCTTAGAAATACACTAGGGACTCCAGTCCATAGACCTTCACCCTGAATACTATAAAATGCTTCTGATATTTTTAGTTTGCTCATAATGATAATATACTACTTCTATTGAACAATCTCAACATAAATTTCTTCCACTTCCTCTTTTCTTACTGCAAAAGTGCTAGACTCAACCCTCACTGCGATTGGACCATCAAATACTGCTCGGGCAATAATTGCAACCTTTGCGCCAACCATAAATCCTAGTTCATGCAAGGAGTCATTAGGATTACTTATAATGACTCCTTGCGTATTAAGTGGTAAGTTATTGAGCGTTACTACCACCAATTTTCCCAAGGAAATACACACCATTCAGGGGTTTCGTCTTTGTTGATTTCATACCCGTAATAGTCTATATCAAACTTGGATGCATCATTGTAAATTAGTGAGGCGAATCTGACATTATTGTGCCAAACATCAGTCCTGTCTTTGTTCAGATTCCAATCTGACTCCCAATCTCGCATAATCCATTCAAAGGTAGCACCAGTGTCGCATATATCATCAATGATAAGAATGTTCTTTGGCTTGCTATCATACCCAAATGCATCTTCTGCCATTCCAGAATTTGATTCACTTTCATTCTTGTCACTCAGACTTACTTTTAGTGTACGCATAGGAAGACCCAAGTAATGACTAAGCTGAACTGCAGGAATCAATCCGCCCCTAGACAAGCCCACAATGTAGTCGGGCTTAAAATTATCATCAAACATCATTTTAATAATGTTATGAATGCATGTGTTAACTTCTTGCTGAGAGTATTTTACTTTCATATTAAACCGTTACGTTTACACTGCACTTGCGAGTTTCTTCAATCCTAACCTTAACCAAAGTAACTTCGGTTCCTGCTAGAACTGCTGGACCAATAGTATTAATCAAATACTCACCCATGTTCTCCGCAGTTGGATTAAAGTCTACGATTACAGTGCCTTCTGGATCTAGTGCTTTTAGAGTAGTAGACCATGGGTCATTACCCCATACTAGAAACTTATGATCCCACTCCTGCTCTAACCAAACGCAAAGCTTTTCTTTAATTACAGAGAAATCCATAACTCTACCAATACTGTCTAAATTTGGTGCTTCTACTGTAAAATGAATTCTATAGTTATGCCCATGTAAATGAGCGCACTTAGATTCGTGTTGATACACTCTATGACCTGTTGAAAAGTCATGATACCGTTCTGCTTGAATTACTGTCATATTTTTCCTTATAAATCTACAATTCTGATAGTGCCATATTGTAGCATAGTTGATTTTACATCAAGTCTATGAACTACGGCATTTACTAAGTTTAGCATCTTTCCGCTGTTTCCGCAAACAATTGTCAGTGGCAATTCACCCTGATTCATCAATATAAAATTTTCCACTAGGCGATCAACTTCTTCGTGGCGTACGCCGTGCAAATCTAACTTGTTCATGACCACCTCAACTTAAACCACATCAACATTTTGTCGCTGGGTATTTTTACAGATAGACCTTCCACTGGTAATTGATGCTGAACACTCCATTCTCGTAGCTCATGAATATGTTCTACCCAATAGCTAAAATCAGTTAAAATAATTCGCAAGTCATTGTCTGCATGATCTTCATAGACAACAAATCGGTTTTCTTTCCACTCTTTGAGTACGTCCGGTGACATTATATAAATCTACTTACAAGTTTGGCGGGCTATATTTAAGAATTCTGCTCTTGCTGCCGGATCAGATTTAAATCCACCGCCCAAACGACAAGTGACTGTAGAACTACCGGTATCTTCCACACCGCGGCTTGCCACACAATAATGTCTAGCATCAATCATAACTGCTACATCGTTGGTTTCTAAAATGTAGCACAATGCATGAAACACTTGCTCAGTCAACCGCTCTTGAATTTGCGGCCGCTTGGCAAAATATTCTACAATACGATTGATTTTGCTTAAGCCCAATACTTTATCCTTGGGAACATATGCAACAGTTGCTAAGCCATCGATAATTACCAAATGATGTTCACAGTTACTTTGTACATTAACATTGCGTTCTATGACCATTTCATCGTAGTGCATCTTGTTCGCAACAGTTGTACACTTAGGGAATGCTTCGTAGTCGAGGCCCCAAAAGATTTCGTTTACAGCCATCTTTGCCCAACGCTTAGGAGTATCCATTAGACTGTCGTCCGATAAGTCTAATCCTAATGTTTCCATGATGGTAGTCATGTGTTTTTCGATGATATCGATTTTTTCTACACGACTCAATCCATTCGTGATAGTAGGAGTTTCAACTCCCATTTTAACTAGATATTCATGGACTCTAAGGCCCAATTCTGGGTTCGTTTTTGTTTTATTATATGACATTATTTTTCTCCTTCCTTACACGGATAATTGTCAATCAAGTTTGCAACCTTTATGTTGCATATGTATTTAGTGTTAAACAAACACGCCATTGAATTGTTGAGTTACTCTAACAAAAGTGGTACACTTGCTCAACTGCTTTAGACTGGGTGCTCCAACATAAGTACATGCACTACGCAATCCGCCCAGTATATCGTTTACGGTATTCTTTACAGGACCTCTATACGGTACTCGGACCTTACGCCCTTCACTACTACGATATTCAGCAATGCCACCGTGATGCTTGTTCATAGCTTCTTCTGAACTCATACCGTAGAATTCTACAAACTTTTTACGAGAAACCATGAGTCCGCGAAATTCATCTGCGGTTGCATGTAATTGGCTAGTCTCATGAAATTCTTCAATTATAGTTCCGCCACCCTCATCATGCCCAGCTAACATTCCCCCAAGCATTACAAAGTCTGCACCTGCGCCGAATGCCTTTGCGACATCTCCGGGGCAGGTACATCCCCCGTCAGCGATAATGTGTCCGCCAAGCCCGTGAGCAGCATCAGCGCACTCAATAATAGCACTAAGCTGAGGATAGCCAACGCCAGTTTGAATACGAGTCGTGCAAACACTCCCAGGCCCGATTCCAACTTTAACAATATCTGCCCCACGTAAAATCAACTCCTGTGTCATATCTGCGGTAACAACGTTGCCCGCAATGATAGTTTTATTTGGATATTCTTTTCTGACTTTAGAAACAAAATCACCAAAGTATTCACTGTAACCATTAGCAACATCAATACAAATAAATTCTACATCGCCTTTTTCTAGAATATGCTGTAGTTTGATATAATCCCAACTACTGATTCCGGTGCTTAATGCCGTCAATCCTGGATCATAATAATGATCCCAATCTTCTTTATTGTAACTCTTTACTAGACATGTAAACATTTCATGTTCGCGCAAAGCATCAGCCATTGCAAACGTGCCTACACCGTCCATGTTAGCAGCCATAATAGGGACTCCTCCCCACTCGCGGTCGCTCCATTTAAACTTATAATTTCTATGCAAACTTACATCTTTGCGACTAGCAAGAGTACTACGCTTTGGACGGATGAGTACATCCTTAAAATCTAACTTAATATCCTGTTCAATTCGCATTAATACTTGCTCTCTCTTGTGTACTTGCGATAGTCAGTAGACATACGCAACCAATGTTCACCTTTACCTTCCATAATGCCACAGATACGATCAATAGTACCATCAGTCCAATCACTGATCTTACCCATGTTTGGATGAGGGGCATTTAACAAACTGTTTAACTTATTGATTGCATCATCAATTGACCAAGGCGTGTACAAACGTGTATGATCGTTGGAAAAAGTTTCAGGAAAACTGCGATAAGCAGGATACAACACATTACATCCCAAACTATCTGCCTCAGAGACTGTATTCGATACCCAGTCCTGTAAGGCACAATTAAATAAAACGCGAGTATCATTAAGCAAATTATAATAAGCATTCTTTTCCAAATCCTCGTAAATCGTAAGCAAGCCCTCGCGTTGTAAGTCCTTAGTACGAGCTATATAACTGTCGTTGTTTGATTTTAACTTACTACCAGAGAAAACTGCAAACTCTACTGCAGGCATGCTAGTACGATGCCATTCTTCAATGAGGTCCATATAGAAGTCTGGTTGCTTCTCTTGATCCCAACGAGCAGAAAAAGCAACTCGCATTTTGCGCTCATTGAAGGGTTTGACATAGTTATGAACTCGGCTTAGTACTTCATCTTTGCCAAATGCTAACCCCGAGATGTTATAGATGGGCGCAGTCCACCCTGCAATCTTCATGTGCATTACCATCTCTTCGTTAGATGCTAACACACCAGTTACAAATGAGTCTACCATTTTCTCATAGTGACCCATCCACTCACTCATTCCCCATACATGAACAAAGTCATCGGGATCAATAGACTGAGCAAGACAACGCACATATATTCTAGGGCGCAAATTAGCAGGAACTTGATTGAGAATATAAGGAAGACTTTCAATTCCGGGTTGAAACATATCTTCAAAGTAAATAACATCTTCGCTAGTTACTTCGCCTGCTTTCATCATACGAACCAAATTCATCAATTGGCTCATGCCAAAATAAGTTCTACCATGGGCGTCAAGCACCTGTCCAGTAACGATAGCCTGATCATTACTCAGAGTATCGCCAGGCACCATTACATAATTAATGCCTCGGCGCTTAAATACAGCCTCGTTCCACTCTTGTAGTTGCAATGTGTAACGAGCGCGGTACGGCTCCAATCCCATGTAGAACAGTTTACGCATATTATACGGCAGTCTTAGAATTCTCTACCCACATATCCTTTACTGGCTTACCAGAAAGAATCTTAGTATACTGTCGCCAAACGTAACTACGATCCTTATAAAGATCGGCTTCATCAAACCGATAGCCAAATTCCCTACAGAACCCCAAATAATCTTCAAGGTCCTCAAAAAGTTGCTTGACGCGGGGGTTCATTCTGTCTACATTCTTCGCCATTTTTAAATCCTCAAATTACACTAAATTGTTAATAATCAAACTATATTATATCTGATTACTGCGCCGTTTTCATTATCTTCGGACACATTAATTTCAATATTTCTATCGGGATATCGAATAGCAATTGCTTCATAAAGCTCATCACTAATCATTTCACAACTCTTGTTATTTAGGTCAAGTTTGCCTTGATACAAACTTTCAAGCCACCTCTTGAACTGAATAAACTCAATATCCCTGTCGTTGTGAAATACTTGAATCGCCACATTAAAGTGAAAGATGTGACGATGTGGGTTCGCTAAAAAACTAACATCTGCTAAATTGAGATCGGTTGCCGCTGCGGGATAGCAATGAATACCTTCACGCTGAAACTTAACCCAAATCATGCGTTTTGCATTATTGGATGTACGAACAATACGTTCTGCTCTAGCCTGTAATACCTGAGTATCCATTATCGGTCATCACCATAGTCTAATCGTTGGGTTTTTTCTTCCCATTCTAATCTACGCAATCGATTAATCTCTTCCTGCGCCGCATTTATATTTTTATAAATCTTTGATCTGGTCCACGGGTCTTGCGATTCCATGACAGAAGCATTCAAGTCGCTAACTTTACTTTGCAATTTACTAATTTCATCAGAATAAGACATATTCAGCCTCCAAATGAGAATAATGGGTTATCTTCGACGGTTGTCACAGAATCCGGTTTTGTTTTCTTTTCAACTTTGAGTTTAACTGAGTCACCGTCGAATAATTCTAAGAACTTTGAATTACTATTTACTGTTTTCTTTCCCGAAAATCCCTGACTACCAGACTGAACTTGCATCCAAAACTTACTATAATGGTCAATCAAGTCTAAGCTCTTCTGCCTATCGTTCAATGAAAAGATAGTGTCAATAATGTCACTAAACTTAGTGTTATCAAACTTGCTCATGATCATTTTGGGTATAATGCCCTGCTCGTATTTACGATTGGCTTCTTGTACCGCAACCATATGCTGATAAACATTGTGCGCTTGTAACAGCGTATAACTCAATGTATCCCAACTAGTCTTGGTCTCTTTGCCGTGAGCGCCGATGAACCCTTTTCCTCTGTAACACAAGTCTCTGATAAGAAGTTTATCAGTCACGGGGCTGTTTGTAAACAGATTATGGATACCATCAGCCAAAACAGCATCACTAAACTTTCTATTATCGGTTGCATAGTCTTTGCTTTCGGCAGTCTTTTCCATACTGTAAGCCCATTTCTTGTTATGCTCAATGTTATTGTTGAAGTACGCAAGACCCTTAGCCGCACTAAAGAATGGGCTAGCACAGTCAAAAGTAATCTGTAGTTTTGGGTTATGATACTTGCGAATTGCTTTTTGAATATCGGTAAAGATTACTGCATATTCCAAAATGCTAGTACCCAAACAGTGAATAAGATCGTGCTTACCTTCTTCAAGCAATCCGTCATGGATTATATGGACCAGCCGCTTTAATGTAAGATGAATGTCAATCTTATTCTGCCCTCCAAACGCCCACCCGTTAAAGTGATTATTTGGGTAGATGTTTGGATCGCAATACTTCTTCATCTCTTCATACCATACATCACTTTGTGTATGATTTAGTCCTTGCAATACGTTTAGAAACTTACAATTACCATTACGATTTCTGATAAAGTACTCATTGTTGATATGGGTAGCTTTGATAGCATCTTCAATAGTTTTGATACCATGAAGCGAATTGCCATTCTTATCCTTCATATCATACGTCTGTAGAGACTGAGATGGAATATCTAGACACATACCGTAGTCCATGTACGTGTCCATCCACTTCAACACAGCCTGTCGCTTTACCATAGCCCGTGAACAGTTGGCATCCTTCCAATCAGCGGGCCATTGCCCTTTTAGAATCTGAAACCCGCCCGAATCACCCAACATGAAAGTGCCGGGTTCTCTGTGACGAATTACACTCTCGGCTGGATCATTTATAGTAGTATCCAAATTAGCGTGTCCTGCGCTATAAAGACCCCATTTGTAATAGTACAAGCCTTCCTTACTGTTAAGGAAGTTTAACTTTTCTACGTCACCATTAAACCCGGCCGGTATTCTCGCATCTGAAAAATACTTCTCCCCCGAGCGTTGCTTGCCTAAGCCAGTAATAAAGAAACTACTGACTGCGGGTAGAAACAACGCCCAATTGGGGTCATGTGTATTAGAAAGGTTTACTTGTTCCATTACTTCTGCTGTGCTGGGAATAGATACTGATAATCAGCAATGCCACTGTCTACAGTAATCTCTGCTGCACCCTGATCACTAAAGCGAACTTTCTTATCGCCGGGCAAGTCTACGATAGAAGTAAAGACCTTGATTGGATAGCTCCAAGCCTTAGCCAACTTACCGCAACCTGTAGCAAACACAAAGTTACCTGAGTGATTAGACGGGTCACCAAAATACAAACGAATGTTATTGCCTTCACTCTTAATAGTGAACGTAGTTTCTGTAGAGTTAGCCTGAGACTGCTTCTTCAATCTAGCAATCCCATCAACGGTTGGTTCAAACTCAACGTCCCACTTTGCACCCTTAAAGGCGACTGGCTTAACCTTATCTTCAACAGTGTTCATAGCCATCAAGCGATAGTCACTAACAAAGTCGCCAGACTTAGTTTCAAAGTGAATAGAACTTGGCTCGCCATCTTTATTCTTTGCAAGAGTGATAATGGAATTTTCATCGTATACGTCAAACGAAACGATAGTCTTTAGTGTTCCCAAATTTGGCATACCAAAAGTTCCAATAAATTCTGCAATGGGAGTCTTAAACGTACCATTTACAACTACAGTCTTATCTTCTGCTAGCGCATGAATCTTAGTTTCTGTGTCGGTACCAATAACCTTGAGCAAATCAATGACGCCCAAATTATTAGTGTGCTGAATCAAATCAAGTAAATTATCTTTCATGTTTTTCCTTTATGTAAAAATATTTAGGCAGCTATACTATGTAATATAGTGGATTTTATTGTGAATGTCAATCTGAGTTTATCCGAATGAGAATAAATCATCGAAAGTAGAGGTCGTGTTAGTATTAGACTTTAAATCCCAATTCAACACACTCAACAAGTTGCTAATCTTTTTATCAACCAACGTATCTTCCATTAACGCATCGTCAAATGGCAACTCAACAAACCATTTTGGCAATCGCAATTCATCTACTGGATATGCAATACTTGTGAAGTTGAGCGCATTAGAACGTAGTTTACAAACGATAATCTTCATTCCATCAACAATCTTCATAGAGTAATTGTCGCCATTTACTCTACGCAAATAGTTCCAATTGAGTGCAGCTCTCACATGCCCGGGCATAGTTGCTTTGCCCGTCTTGCTGCTTGTTTCTTTCTCACCGTATGAAGTTAGTTTATTTACAGACTTAGGTGAACCTTTAGTCCAACTTTCCTGTTTAGCCAACTCAATCTTGAACTCTTTGATCTTCGCAATTATACCTTCTCTAGTTGCACCAGCAAGGACCATTTCAAGAACATCCATCAAGAACTTTTGCACATACTTGGGGGTATCTGCGCGTTTAAGATCAAGACCCATAGCCTTGATTGTTCCTCGCTTACCATTTATATCCTGACGCTTACCCTCTTTATCAAAGATATTAATCGCGTAACGCTTTTTAGTGATGAACAGAGAACGATCTCCAATCAATTCTCGTCCAGCGTTGATAATCTCGCCGTTACGTCTAGGCGTATGAAATGCTCGTTCCATAAATGCTGGAAACGTCGCGTTAGTCTGATCGGCAATGCCGTCATACAATTGAATGCAAAGCTCCTTGCTCCACTCTAACTCGCCACTTGCTATCTGTTCCTTAAGTGTAGCATAAGCAGTAAAGTAACAACTATCAGTATCGCCATAAACAATTGCTTCTCCGTCGTGTTTATATTCACCTGTAATGATCTCATTGATCTGGCTCATCATGTGCTTGACAATCTGACGACCAGACAGCGTGACCGACTGACCAATGCGCTTGTCATAGAAACGACAATGTTCGTTCAACAATGCGCCATACGCAGAGTTAAGCAGAATCTTACGAACAAGCTGCCGCTTATCATAGTATTCAAACATATCTGTACCATATGCTTCTTTAGCCTGCTTTTGAGTAATCTTTCGTTCAGTAAACCATCTAGTAAGCAGTCCCGGAATAACACCTTCTTTATCATACGTAAAAATAGTGCCGTTTGCAGACAGAATATACGGCTTGTTACTATCAAAGATTAGTTTCCAAACTTCAGCCGCACTCATCTCTTCAGACCTACCATCAGCATAATCAATAGTGAGCGTTGTCCCTCGCTCTTGATTCATAACAGCAGTGTATTCTAATGTGCTAAACAAATTTTCCCATAGAATACTTCCTGTTTGTGGATCGTCATCTTCTTGATAGTTTCTACGCTCACTAGCCAGCTTAGTACCCTTATCAAACATGTACTGATCAGTAAGAGATTGTCGTATCTGTCCTATAATTGTTTCGGGGGCCATGTTTAAGGACCGAATAACAGACGGATACAGAGAGGTGATGTCAACTGCACCTACATTTTCATGAATACCTTTCTTTGGATTTGCAACATATGCACCTGCGGCTGGCAGCGTTTCCGCTGCAGTGGGATCATGCTTTTTCTTATCTGGAACTACCAATCCGCGCTCATGTGCTTCGTTCATGATAGCCATTTCAATCATAGCTACAGAACCCATAACAGTTGGAAGCAACACAGTATTTTCATGTGCTAGGTTGTTGGCCAAATCTAAGAACTTGAGTTTGTCGTGAATCTTAAACACAAGCATGGTATCTTGACGATTATACTCAAGGAATTTCCTAAAGTCCTTGTTATATAACTGGTCCAAAGTACCTTCATACTTTGTCTTAGTCTCGCCAACTTCCATTTCACCGATTGCATCAAGCGAATACGAATGTCGAGACTCGTAGTTATACTTCTTGTATAACTGCAAGTAGTCTAAATGCACCCTTCCAACTAAATCGTAAGTTGTCTCTACTTTACCAAAACGCTCGTACTCTCTTGGCTTTGGCATTTGACCAAGCAAGCAGAACTTGCGAGTATCGTCTTTGCTCATAACTCTAGTGACACGATTTACCATATATGGAATATCGTATCCTTCTGAGTTCCAGCCCGTCAACACATCACCATCTTCAATCAGTTGAAAGAATGTCTCAAACATTTCAACTTCACTGGTAAACAGCAAACAATTCTCAAACTGATTTGAGATATCGTTAGCCGTTTCTTGACTCATATGTTTAGGAGCAATGGCAAGAGTTATCATTTGACCAAGCCAATCCATATACAGCGAAATTGCCGTGACTGGATTGAACGGATCGCTAGTTGGTGCAAAACCCTTCTCTGGATCAAAGTCTACTTCAATGTCAAAGAATACCGTGTGTAACTTTGGTGGATCAACCTTAATGTAGTTTTCAGACAAACATCTAAAGACTACATTGATGTCGCTTTCAAACAACTTCTTGTTAGAGTGAATGCGCTTTTCTTTTTCAAACTCCGCCCTCTTGCGAGTAGAAAATCTACTCACAGGATCGCCAAACATAGAGCGATACTTACCCTTTGGATCAGAGTAATAAAGGACGTAGTTAGCAGGATATTCGTTGTAGGTGCGATTACCTTCTTTGGTTCTCTCTACAACGAAAATCCTATCATTGTCCCTACTATGTACTGCGTCAATATATGACATTAGAGAGTTTTGCCCACTAACTCCAAAATAGTATTCAAATCTTCATTTTCTTTATTGGTTTCGCCCAACTTAGACTTATGCGCTACCTTGATAGCCTTCTTTAGCACACTGGATTTAATTTCCAATTCTTCAGCAATAGCCTTAACAGTATCATTTAGTCCTTCATTGAGGGTTTCCACTTCCTGCATAACAGCCAACCCTTCATTGATCAGCTGGGTCAACTTGATCTTTGCTTCATTATTAAAAGTACGGTTCGTCATAAAATCTCCTTGTTGATTAGTTATGTTATACTAACCTTACAAAGAAGTCAAACACTTTACGCCCGTTAAATCAAAGAGAGATGGACTTAGCAAACTTAGTAGCTATATCTAAGTCAACGGAAGTGAATGCGGCAAGCTCACCTTTGCGAACTAAATAGTTGATGTTTTTGAAGGTGATAGGAACAATTTGTGTTTCTACTCCACCAGTCTCATCTGGTCCAAGTAGTTCTTCTTCTGTAGAAAATTCTCCTCTACAGTCATATGCTTTTCCTGATTTAGGGTCAACTGCGTAAATATGGTCTATTCGGTAATCGTCATCATCTTCTGCATCTTCATCCCATCCGATGTGAGCCTTTAATTTCCATTTCGGGTGTAATTTTTTAATGGCTATTGCCATAATATGGCAGTGACCAGCCATGTAATTATGAGATTCTAATAAGATATCACGTATTAGCATATATTATTGAAATATATAATGGTGCCTCTCACCATATA